CGCGTTTAAACTCAGCGCTGTGGGGTGGTTCCCGCGGGGTCCGGGCGCTGCGCTCTCGGCCAAGATGCGCTCGTTGAAGGCAACGGAGATCAAGGGCAGCGGGATCACTGAAGCCTGTATGACGCTCGCTGATTACGTGGACGGCCGGCGCGTGCTCCACTCCGACAACCCCATTTTGAATGCCCATGTGGATCACACCGGCACGGTCGGCAATGCATCGTCGTGGATCTTCGATCGTGGACCTGGGGCGACGCACGCGGTGTGGGCCGCGGCCGGGGCGCTGTACCTGGCGCTCGCCATGCCCGCTGCGACCCAGCGTCGGAGGCGCAGGGTGATCGTCCCCGAGCTGTGAGTGTGATGATTGGGGGGTTGACAGACGTGGCGGAATGTGGTTTAATGGGGTCATGACAAGGAACGAGAGCGCCATCAAGCAAGCCAGGTACATCGTGCGAGAGCGGGACACCCTCGGTTGTCGGTACACCGTCCGTGATACCTGGATCGGCAATGTTCAGGTTGGCTTGCCTCATGGTGCTCGCTACCTGGCCCAGAAGGACGCTGACGAGCGCAACGAGAAGTGTTTCCAGCTTCGGTATAGGGCGACTCGATGACCACCACCGAGCTCATCCAGCTCGATGAGGAGCGCGGCTACCTGGCTGCGGTCACTGATCGGCACCGTGGCCGCAGCTATGCGGAGCAGGGTGAGGATGAATCCAACCATGCCTGGCACGCGGGCTACGCGGTCGGGTGGAATAGAGGAGGAACGAAGTGATGGATGAGAAAGACGCCCGACGCGACGCTCGTATCGAGCACGCTGACGGATGCTACATCCCTGCTGCGGAGGCCCGGAAGCGAGCTCGGGTGTGGCGCGAGGGCGGCTACGGGACACGAGCTGATTACTGGGATGCCTACGCGACAGAGGTTGAATCGTGGTTCGCCTCGTGACTGCCCCCCAGGCCCTGACCGTGCGCAAGGCCACTCTGTGGCACAAGTGCTCGGCGGGGGTCCTGGCCTGGGAGGGGGTGGCCGCGGTTACCGATGTCGCCAAGCAGCGTGGCTACTCCTCCGTCCGCCTCCCCTACATCACCGAGATCACACGTGGCCTTCCTCGGCTCGCCCGGGTGGGCGTGGCGCTCGGGATCGGGCTCGCCTGCTATGACCACTTCCGCGACGACGGCAGGCGGCGCTGGTTCTGATGATTTCTGGTTAGGCAGCGCCAGTGCGCCACCCACGACGGTCGGCCCGGTCCCTACAAGGTCCGGATAGCGTCCGACACCTTCAGCGCCACCTGCCATGACTGCGGCGCTGCCTTTGAGCGGCAGCCGTGAGTGGCTCAGGGGAGAGGGGAGAAATCTCCTCCCCAGGGGTTGCACTCTGTGACGTGATGTGGTTTAATAGGTACATGGCAAACACCACCGAAACCGCAACCAGTTGGACTCTCGACGTCTGGGTCGATGATGAGCCGAACTCACGATGGGAACGCATCGACGCCGACACCGACACGGAAGACGATGCCGCCGTGATCGACCCGATCGAGGCCATCGAGAACATCCTCGACCGCTGCGAGAACCCAGGCGACTACCGCCTCAAGATGGTTGACGCTGACGGAATCGAGATCGCCGTCGCTACCGCCACCGTTATCGAACACTCCAACGGCACCTACAGCGTCAAGGACGCCGAGGCCACCACACACAACGATGACACCCTCAGCGGTGATTGTGAGATCGACTGTCAAGAGCGGTGCGCCTATCCCGGTCAGTTCACGGAGTGCGAGCCTGGCCCGGCCTATTACGACACTCGCGATGAGGTGCTCCGGCCTGAGTGGATGGAGCGTGATCCTTACGCCAGATAGGTCAGCTCTGGGTGTGGTACCCCCGGCAGCTCGGGTTAGAGCGATGGGGGAGGTTCGACTCCTCCCCATGCCACCAGCAACCAGAGGAGAGATCTCCATGTTCAGGTACTCAGCAGCACTGTTAGGCGTCTTAGCTATCGTGACGCTCGCCGCATGCAAGCCCGAGCCTGCTCCTGGCAGCATCGACGTGGCGGGCGACTCGATCACAGTTGAAGCCCTGTGCGGGGATTCTCAGTGCGGTAGCCCCGCAGGCGATGATCGACCCGACGACGTGAGCTGGCATGCCGGGCTCGGCTGGACCATGGTCAACGTTGAGCCGCGGATTGAGGCTGCAGTCACGAATGGTCGTCCGCAGACGCTCGTGTGGGCGCTCGGGACGAACGATGCCAGCCCTACCCACGGCGGTTGGGGTTGGCCAGAGATCGCTCAGACGGTCGAATTCCTTGATTTGCCGCATCCCGATGCGTGTGTGGTCGTTGTGCTGCCCTGGCTCGGCTCAGGCGCTAGAGCGGCGCACAGAGCCGAAATCACCAAGGCCCGTAACGATCTCCCCACCATCGCGGCGAACCGAGACGGACCGACCGTGGTCGTGGACTGGGCTGATGTTGTCGGCCCACACGCCCGCCCCGAGCTGTTGCACACGGACGGCATCCACCTGACCCAGGACTCCGCTCTGCGCCCCGATGCGCAGCGGGAACGGCTGGAACTGTACTGGGACGGTGTACGGCAGTGCGAAGACTTGCTGTGACGCTATGGTTAACGTCATGGGTCAGACCGACGCTGAGCGAGCACGCCGCTACCGCGACCGCAAGCGCGGTGGGCCACCACGTGAGCTGCGGCCACACGGCACGAGGGCAGCCGTGCGCCGTCATGAGCGAGCGGGAGAGAAGTACTGGCAGGAGGGTGAGGACTTCTGTCAGGAGTGCAGGGGTTTCGAGCGAGCTCGCCAGCAGGAGCTGTACGCGAGTCGCAAGGCGGTACGCCGGTTGTTGAACGAGGTGGCGGGCGAAGGTTGACCAGCGGTAGGCTCACAACTTCGGTTGTGTGCGCCGATCTGAAGGGGTCCCAGGTTCTCCCCCCTACTGGGACCCCTTCGCTATGCTTGGGCTCGTGAATTTCTGGCCCTGGTCTAAGCCCGAACCCAAACGAGCAGCGCCGCGTACGATCTTTTCGGGGGAGCTGGGTTCGGACGGGCTGCGATTCAACGGTCTCCAGGCGACGGACGCGTTGTTGGAACAGGTCGCAGGGTTGACCAACGCTCGGGTTTCTCGGCGTGACGCCTTGCGGGCGATGGCCGTGCTACGGGCGCGGAATCTGATCTCAGGCGTTTGTGCAACGCTCCCGATCGAGCTGCGGGACAAGGACCGCAACCTCGATGAGCGCGACTGGCTCGGCTATCAACCTAACGACTTGATGCCGGATACGGTCACCTATGCCTACACCTACGAGGATCTGCTATTCGAGGCAACGTCGTACTGGCGGATCACGCGGTGGGGGAGTGACGGCTATCCCATCGAGGCAGAGCACCTGGATCACCGCTCGGTATCGACATCGGCTACAGCCTCTCTGCCGTCACGGATGATCTCGGAGGATCTTCCGTTCGCTCCTGACGATCCGATCCACGTGGACGGTCACTACGCTGACCCTCGCGAGGTGATCCGGTTCACGTCCGCCAACCCACCCTTGTTGGTGCATGCGGGTCGGGCGATCCGCACGATCCTCCTGCTCGACAAGATCAGCTCCGAGTACGCCAATAACCCTCTGCCTTTCGGGTACTTCAAGGATGCCGCGGACGAGCCACCACTGGATGACAAGGAGGTCAGTGAGCTGCTCTCCAAATGGGAGCACGCACGGCGGGAGCGGATGTGGGGTTATGTCGAGAGCGGCCTGGAGCTGAACATGCTGGAATGGCCTTCGCCCCAGGCGCTCCAGCTCACTCAGGCTCGTAACCATGCGGTGCTGGAGATCGCACGAGCGACAGGATTGGAGCCCGAGAACCTGGCGACGGTCGTAGAAGGTACATCCAGGACATACCAGAACGCTGAGGATCAACGGTTGGGGTTGATCGACTTTACGTTGATGCCCTACCTTTCGGTCGTGCAGGATCGGCTCTCGATGCATGACATCGTGCCGCGTGGCTTGAAGGCTCGCTACGACATCAGCGCGTTTGCACGAGCCGATACTAAGACGAGGATGGAGACCCACAACCTGGGGATCAGCTCCGGTCTTAGGAGGGTGAACGAGGCGCGTCGCAAGGAGGGTGAACCCGACCTGACCGCCGAGGAGCTGGAGGAGATCAAGCAGAACAAGAAGCCGCCCGAGCCTAAGCCTGAGCCGGTGAACGCGGATGAACCGCCAGAACCCGCTAGCGTTCCTTCTAACGGCAATGGCCAAGCAGTCGGCAGAACCAGGAGCTGATATGTCGTTGCATCTGGCATTCGAGACGTTCGACGGTACAGAGGATGTCTTGGAGCTGACGCTCGATGACGATTCGATGTGGTCATTCCGCGTGGACCGGGCGAGCCGACGCCTGGCGGGCAAGCTTCTTCCCTGGGGAGCCGTGGCTACCGATGCGAACGGTATGGGCAAGTGGCGGTTCGGCAAGGGGTCGCTGTCTTGGGGCAACAACGTCTCCCGCGTCAAGCTCCTACGGGATCACGATGTTGGGCAGCCGGTGGGTAAGGCTGTCGCACTGGAGGATCGCAGCGATGGTCTCTACGGGGTGTTCCAGGTGGCGCGGGGGGAGAAGGGCGACGAGGTTCTGAGCCTGGCAGAGGATGGCGTCCTGGACGGATTCTCAGTCGGGCCGCGGATCGAGCCCGATGGTTGGGAGGCCGACCCGAACGAGCGCGGGGTCCGGTTCGTAACCGCTGGCAAGCTCGTAGAGACGACAGTTACCGCTATCCCTGCTTACGACGATGCTAGAGTCCATCATGTCGCAGCTATGCTGCGCCTACCCTCGGATGATAAGGAAGGGTCGATGTCCACCGACAACAAGAACAAGTCCGGCGAAGGCGAGGGTCAGGGGAGCGGGACAACTGTTCTTGACGACCCTAATGCCGCCATGGCCAAGTTCCAGGAGAACCTGGATGCCAAGTTTGACGCCATGACCGACAAGATCGGTGAGACTCAGACGAAGCAATCTGAGTCGGTCACCAAGATCATTACTGAGTCGTTCGATGCCGCTTTTAAGTCTCTTGAGGGCGCCCAGGCCGGACAACGGGCGGAGATCGCCGCGGCCCGGATCAAGCTTGGCCGCGAGGAGCCGGTCTATCGGTTCGACGGCTCGTCTCGCGAAGCTCCGTCCATGGTCAAGGACTTCTGGCGAGCCAACACCGAGCGTGACGGTGACGCGGTGGAGCGTCTCCGAAAGTTCCAGGCCCAGCAGCGCGACATGGTGGACATGCTGGTCAAGATCCCGCCCACGGCCAGGGCCAATTTCGCTGGCGCTGCGACTGACAACGCTGCGACGAACACGGTGATCAGCGAGGGATACCGACCTGACCTGTTCGTCAACGAGCTGATCCAGGGGCGCCCTATCGTGGCCCAGGCCAGCCGGGGCACCATCACCGATGCAACGCCTTTCCGAGTGCCGCGGTTCGTGTCCATGTCCGGCATGACCGCCGATCACACCGAGGGCACCAACCCGAGTAACGGCACGATGACCCTGGATTCGGTGACTGTCGATCCTGGCGCCATCTCTGGTCGGTTTGAACTGACCCGCGAGATCGTGGACGCGGCCAACCCCGCCATCGATGCCATCGCCCTGGCAGCCATGCGCGAGTCCTACAACCAGCAGACCGAGGTCAAGGCCTACGACGCGCTGAACGGCACGGCTCCTGCTGGTAACACCGAGGGTGAAGGCGCTGACGGGGGGGAGTTGATCGCAAATCTTCGGACCTTGCTCGCTCGGTATCCGTTCGTGCGGTTTGCTGCGCCTTCCGGTGCGATCATCAACCAGACGACCACGGTATCTTTGGCGACGGCGACGGATACGACGGAGCGACCGCTGCTTCCCAGCATCGGCGCTCAGAACGCGTCGGGACTCGGGAACGCTGTCACACAGGGTTGGTCTGTCGATGGCTTGCCTTTCGTCCCTGCCTGGGCGATGACCGATGGTGCCACTGACGATGTGGCAATCATCATGAACCGGGCCGATTGGTGGGTGTGGGAGTCTCCGCTGCTCACTTTCCGCTTCGAGGAGAAGCAGGGTCCGGCCAAGATCGAGCTTGCGTTGTTCGCTTACTTCGCTACCCACGTGCTCCGTCCTAGTGGCATCTTTGCGATCAGGTCGACTGCCTGATGTGGTGGGAATTGGCTAGCACTTCTGGTTTCGTTAACGGAGATCAGATGCAGAGGCTCGTGCCTGTTGAAAGCCCAACCGCTGTTTGGCGAATTCAGGCAGAGGTGGGTGGGGCAACATCGGTGCATCTCAAAGGAACGTATTCGTCTAAGGCTGATGTTCAGCAGGCGATTCGGGAATTGACCCAGGGAATCGATCCAGTGGTTGTTACAGAAGGGACTCCTTGATGCCCGAGCAGCGCAAGCCCACGTCGACCAAGAGCGCGGCGGCTGTCGTGCCAGGACCGAAGGCTTCCGATCCCGAGACCGAGAAGGTCCAGAAGAAGGTCGAGAGCAAGCCCGAGCAGCTCGCGAGGCCCGATGTTTCGATGTGTTCCGTGTGCGGCACGCATCACGAAGGCATTAAGCACGTAGGAGAGTGAGCGATGGCGATTCTGGTATCTCAGAGCCCCGATGGGTTCACCCCCGTTGCAGCTTCCGGAGGCGGCGATCAGGTTCCCCAGGGGGGTTGGTCACCGCCTGCCGTGTTGTTCGTGGCTAATGGCGATGTGGCGGCCCATACGGTCACGGTCAACGGCAGGGCTACGGTGGTTGCCGCTGGTGACAGCGCTCTGATCTCTGTCAGCGGTGTCTACTCCGGGAATCTCCAGAGTGTCACGTATGATGCGGTTACGTCCGTGACTGTCGCAGCGGTAGATCTGGGTAGCTGATGGCCACACTAGTTGCGCAGGGAGCGATAGACGGAGTGGCCGTCACGTTCACCGCTGCATCGGCGGGGGGGGACTTGTGTCCCCAAGGGCAGGGCTCGGGGGGGTTTGAGATTGATCCTCATCTTTTACTGGTGCAGAACGATGGGCTTACGGCCGTTGATGTAACGCTGGGCACTAAGCCGGTTATTACGGTTCTTCCTTGCGGCAGGGGTGTGTGGCGGGTCGCCGGGGCGAATCCAGTGCCTGTTACCTATAGTCATGTAGACGGTGTCAAAGTCGCTTCTATCAAGTTGAGGTGATGTATGGCCATCGTGAATGGCTACGTGACGCTCCCCGAGTTGAAACGCTGGCTGCGCTTTGAGGAGCCAGAGGACGCTCAACCCGATGACGAGCTGTACGAGGCGACGGCTACAGCCGTGAGCCGGTATGTGGACAACTACTGCAATCGGCACTTCTATCAGGTCACAGAGGAACGTGATTTCTGCGCGTCGGATGTCCATACGATCGCCCTAGGTACCTTCAACGATCTCGTCAGCATCACGTCGCTGGCGACCGACGAGGACGGCGATGGGGTGTTCGCTGAGGTGTGGGACATCTCCGACTACGAGACACGGCCGAAGAACACCCTTGGTCCCTACCGTTTCATCAGGGCCATAGGCCGGAGGTTCCCTTACAATACCGTGGCTGGTGGGCGCCTGGAGCGCATCCGCGTCGAGGGGGTGT